CTCTTCCGATCTCGTGGAACCCGTGCTTATCAACTCCGCGCTGGTAAGCGCACAAAACCGCCAGCGCCTGTATTGGGTGGGCAGACGGAACCCGGACGGCACATACAGCCAGGTGGCGGTGGAGCAGCCGGTGGACCGTGGGATCCTCCTGCGCGATATTCTGGAAAGTGGTGTCTGCTGGAAAGAAAAAGGGTATGCCCTGCTGTCCACAACTGGCGGAACAACGGCAGACGACATGGTTTCCAGACACCAGCGGAATGGTGCGGCGGAACCTGTTGCCATTAAGCCGCTGACCGAAAAAGAAATGGATTATATGGTGCGCGAAACCAAGGACGGGCGGTACCATTTTGATTTCGATTATTTCCACGACGCAACGCAGGGAAAAAGCGCCTGCGTGACGGCGAACCTCCATAAGGGCGTCCCGTATAACGTTCTGGTGGAGCCGATGAGGATCGGCACCATTGAGAACGACGCAAAGAACCAGACTTTTGACAGCCAGCAATACCGTGTTTACAGCTCGGACGCCAAAAGCGTAACCCTCTGCGGGAATGGCGGCGGCCTGGGCGCAAAAACCGGGCTTTATGCCGTGCCCGTTATCCCGGACAGAAAAGGGCAGTTTGTAATTAAGGCGGCAGGCGGAAAAGAAATCCCAGTTTACGAGGTTCGCGGCGGGCGGATCACCATCAAAGGAAAGACATACCCCATTAAACTGGCAGACGGATTTTACATCATTCGCAAGTTGACCGTGACGGAATGTAAACGTCTCCAGACCGCGCCGGACACATACGCCTTTCCTGTCAGCGACAGCCAGGCGTATAAGATGCTGGGCAACGGCTGGACGGTGGACGTGATCGCCCACATTATGAGCCATTTTACCGGGCTGACCACGGAGCCGGTGGAAGTGCTTTCCATGTATGATGGCATGAGCTGCGGCCATATCGCGCTGGACAAGCTGGGTACGGAGATCACCGCCTACTATGCGACCGAGATCGACAAATACGCCATCCAGACCACGCAGCACAATTTCCCGGACACCGTGCAGCTGGGCGACGCATTCCAGGTGCGGAATGAGTCGTGGAGCATCGCCCAGGCCATGGCGGAGCAGTGGGGAGGATCGGAGGTTGAATGATGGAAAATTTTAATTGCCTTCGTTGCAGCTTTAGGCATGAGGACAACGGGAACTGTACTGCGGTCGGCGGGTTCTGCACGGCGGTTGAGGCTGCCCACTGCCCGCTGCTGCGGGAATATTTGGACACGGGGATGACGCCGGAACGCTGTGCCGAATTCGCGCGAGCAAACGCGGAAGGACGGTACATCGTAATGCGTGATGCGGAGCAGGATGGCGTTGCCCGCCTGCGCGAGCTGGCCGAGGCCGACAAGGACGGGCGGCTGGTGGTGCTACCGTGCAAGGTGGGCGATATAGTGTGGGCGAATCTTGACGGGATGCGGCACACCCGCAAATGCGTCATAGAATTTGCGAACATTGGAAGCCACGTTACGACCATTGTATTTTCTACAGTAGATGGATTAAGAGAACAGTACGGGGTCAATCTTAGCTCATTTGGCAAGACGGTATTCCGCACCCGCGAGGAGGCGGAAGCAGCATTGGAGGGGATGAAGGATGAATGACTTAAAACCGTGCCCGTTCTGCGGCGGCACAAAACTCAAGGTCGAGCGGAAGTCTCGTCTCGCGGGGTGGAATGGTCTTGATATGCGAGTAGAAATGCACACTTTTTCTGTCCGATGCAACACCTGTCACGCGCGTGGTGGCGCTGTTGGTGGCCGCGTTATGAATGCCCCGTGGACGCATTGCACTCAGTTTCCCGACTGGGTTACGACGGACAAAACTCTGGAAGCAAAAGCAATCGACGCATGGAACAGGAGGGCTGACAATGGCTGAATACATTGAGCACAGGGCGGCGATTGAGGCCGCAAAGCACGCGTGGGCAAAAGGGCTTGAGCCGTCGCAGTATATTGAGGCCCTGCCCGCCGCCGACGTGGAGCCGGTGGTGCGGTGCAGAGACTGTGCACACCTGTATGGGTCACTGTGTGCGGCCTGCGGCTTGTTACTCCGCAAACCTGACGAATTTTGCAGCAGAGGGGAGCGAAAGGAGACTGACTATGAGTAAGCCTTTGCTTTGCAGGTTTGGCTTGCATAAGCCAAACAAGGAGAAATACGTCACGATCACCCGCAGGCACCACGGCACCCACGGCGGAAAATACAGAACGAACTATGCCATCTGCGAACGATGCGGGAAACTCTGCTACCGAGTACGCTTGCAGCAAAGGCAAAAGAAAGGAGCGCTCTGACATGCGTAAATGGTGCTTTGGGCTTTGCGCCCGGTGTGCATGGAGATATAACGGCGGTTGTTCGGAATGGAGGTGCGTTTATGGATAAAAAATATCTGGGCCTGATTGGCCCTGCGGACAGCGTATACCTGCGGCTGATCCAGCGGGAGGCGGAGAAAGCATTGGAGGCGATGAAGGATGACTGACCTGAAACCTTGCCCGTTCTGCGGCGGAGAAGTAATACTTGAAACAGTAGATGGCAACAGCCCAGAAGAGTGCTATATATACTGTCCACAGTGCGATTTTGAAAGTGGCGTATATAGCAAACCCAAATTTATCGTCGAAAAGTGGAACAGGAGGGCTGGGAATGGATGAATGCATTAAACGAGCAGCCGCAGTAAAATCTGTTTTGCGGATGCGTAGACCGGAGAACAGCGTGGCTCAAAATAGGATGCTATCGATTATCCAGATGGATATGTTGAAACTTCCCACCGCTGACGTTGCGCCGGTGGTGTATGGGCGGTGGATTCACGATGGGCGCAGGATTGAGAGTGGCATTGATTGGTGCCATTGTAGTGAGTGTGGGAAATCAGATAACTTTTGCACGCGCACAAACTACTGCCCCAACTGCGGGGCCAAGATGGACGGTGATGACCATGGAAGAGAAGAAATATGACCCTGTCAACCACCCGAAGCACTACTGCCGGGAGGGCGGGATGGAGTGTTTGGAGGAGATGGAGCTGATATTCGGGGCGAATGCGGTGCGGACCTTCTGCCTGCTGAACGCCTGGAAGTACCGATACCGGGCGGCGGACAAGAACGGGGAACAGGACCTGAAAAAGAGCGACTGGTACATGCGAAAATACCGGGAGCTGACCGCTGACGCATATGGTCCACATGACTAAGGCGGAGCTGAAGAAGGCGGTGAGCTACCAGATCTTCTGCCGCAGGACGGACAAGGGGATCAGCCAGCCGATGCTGGCTTACATGCTGGGGGTACATGAGCGCAACGTGCGGCGGTGGGAGAGCCGGGACGGGCTGCCTTCGCCGGTGATGCTGTGCCGCATGGCGGAGATCTTTAGCTGCACTACCGACGACTTACTGGGAAGGAGCAAAGAGAGAGATGGCAAGCGGGTTTTTGGAGCGGCAGCGCCGGATACAGGAGGAGGCCATGGCCACGGCGGAGCGGATCACGCGGCAGTATGACATAGACTGCTGGCAGATCGCACTGGCCAGGTATGACAAGCTGGAGCTGGGCTACCAGCGGATCATGGAGCTGACGGAGCTGGCCCAGCAGGTGCGGCGGGAGTACGCCGGGGCGATCACCCGGGACAACGAGCAGGACTACTACCGGGTGCACATGGACCGGGAGCTGCAGGAGATCGCCAAGCACCACATGACGGTGATCCCCTTTGAGACGCGCTACCCGGAATTAAAACGCTACATAGGGAGATAGAGAGAATGAACCGCGAACAGTGCCGACGCTGCATCTACTACAAACAGTTTTCTTCGGTTAAGATCGACATGGCCTGCCACTACATGCTGGACACAGGGATGGCCAGAGTCAGGGAAGGGGACAAGTGCTACTCCCGGCTGACAGCAAAGCAGGCCAAGAAGAGGGGCTTTGACGCGCCCCTGTCGCAGAGATGAGAAAAGAGCGTACCCAGAGGTGGGTGCGCTCTTTTTTCTGTGTCAAGGGCAAAAAAGAAAAACCGGGCAAGTTTGTCCGTGTTTTTTTCTTTAACCAGCTGAGACAATAGACGCGGCGGGAGCCCCGACCGCCCAAAACCTCCTGTGACCTGCGGTGCGCCACCGTGCCGCAGGGCATATGCAGACGTAGCTCAGATGGCAAGAGCGTTTCGCAAATAATGAAAATGTCGCGGGTTCGAGTCCCGCTGTCTGCGCCAGAGGCCGGGTAGCGCCCGGACACTGTGAGACCGTTCGTCGTGGCTCACATGAAAATGACAATGACTGCTGAAAACTGCACCGTGGGGGGAACCCGCATCAACGTAATGGTGCCGCATATGTAAAGCGGCAATCGGTGACGTGACAATTTAAGCGGTAAGACGGCCAATATGCGGCATAGGTGCCCCGCAAGGGGAGACCACAGCGAGTGACGGGGACTTTCCCTGAAGTGCTAAAGCAGGGCAAGACTGCAATGCCGTACCAACCACACAAGCGGGCGAGGAAGCGCGAAAAGTTAAGTGCACACAAGCTGTGGCCACAGCGGCGGACAGTTAATCCGCAAAAACAGTGTGCGGCTGATGAAAAGGCGCAGCGCGGTGTGGTGCCGATATGCAGATCGTAAAGAATATTTTGTTGAGGCCCTTTAGGGCTGGGTAGATCTGCTGCGTTGGAGCCAGGGGCGGGGGCCGGCAGCAAAAACAGGAGGTAGTATGGAAGTCACGAAGCGGCGGCTTGCGGACATTGTTCCGTATGCGGCCAACGCAAAGAAGCACGACAAGAGGCAAATCAACAATGTTGCGGAGAGTATAAAGCAATACGGCTTTGTGCAGCCGATTGTGATTGACCGTGACGGCGTGATCGTAATCGGCCACTGCCGCGCTTTGGCGGCAAAGAAGCTGGGCATGAAAGAAGTGCCGTGCGTCTGCGTGGACGATCTGACACCGGAGCAGGTAAACGCCCTGCGGCTGGTGGATAATAAGAGCAACGAGAGCGACTGGGACCTTGACCTGCTGGCGGATGAACTGCCTGGTCTTGACCTGTCGGCGTTTGACTTTGATTGGGGGCTGCGTGACGAACTGAACAATTCCGTTGTCGAAGATGATTATGAACCTGTCATTCCGACGGAGCCGAAGAGCAAGCTGGGCGATGTGTACCAGCTTGGAGACCATCGCCTTATGTGCGGAGACAGTACATCTCTGACTGATGTACAAAAGCTTGTGGGGGGGGGCACAAATCGATCTTCTTCTCACCGATCCTCCGTACAATGTGGACTATCAGGGCACCGCCGGTAAAATTAAGAACGATAACATGGAAGATGCAGCCTTTAGGCAGTTTCTGACGGATGCTTTCTCCAATGCGGCGATGGTTATGAAACCCGGCGCTCCGTTCTACATCTGGCATGCAGACAGTGAGGGGTATAACTTCCGTGGTGCGTGTAAAGATTCGATGCTGCGCGTCCGGCAGTGCCTGATTTGGGTAAAGAATTCCCTCGTAATGGGGAGGCAGGATTTCCAGTGGAAACATGAACCTTGCCTGTACGGCGAGAGTGAGATTGAAGAGGATGCACACGAACCCTGCCTGTACGGATGGACGGAAGGGAAGAAGCATTATTTCTTCAAGAACCGCAGGCAGACTACCGTCCTGAATTTTGATAAGCCTGTAAAATCTGCGGAGCATCCGACCATGAAGCCGATTAAGCTGTTCGATTACCAGATGCAGTGTTCCAGTAAGCCAGGAGAGAATGTTCTTGACCTGTTCGCTGGCTCCGGCACAACGATCATGGCAGCGGAGCAGAACGGCAGACATGCTTTCTGCATGGAGTACGACCCGAAGTACGCAGATGTTATCGTTGACCGGTGGGAGAAGTTCACAGGAGAAAAGGCGGTGCTTTTGCATGACGATTGAAGAAGCACAGGCGATTATTGCCAAAACAAGCAGCCCGCACTTAAAGCGAGATATGGAGAAGTTTATTAAACGACAGCAGAGAAAGGAGGGCGCGTATGGCAAGGCCAAGAAAGGAAATAGATCAGAAGCAGTTCGAGAACCTCTGCGGCCTGCAATGCACGCTTGAGGAAATCTGCGGTTGGTTTGGTGTGACTGATAAAACACTGGATAGTTGGTGTAAACGCACCTATCATGCCAGTTTTTCCGAGGTATTTAAACAAAAGCGCGGCGCGGGGAAAATTTCGCTGCGTCGGAGCCAGTGGCAGCTTGCGGCAAAGAACGCAAGCATGGCTATTTGGCTGGGGAAACAATACCTTGGACAGCGCGATATTGTTGAGCAGGGCTTTCCGACAGATAACACGCAGGAGGACGCTTTGAGCGTGAGCCTGCGTGAAATGGCAGAAGGGTTGGAGAGCGATGATTAGCCCGAAACAGAAGAAGATCCTTTCTTTCCCTTATTCCAAGTATGACGCGCTGATTTGCGACGGTGCTGTGCGTTCCGGTAAGACCTCAATCATGATGTGGGCGTTCGTCCGCTGGGCGATGGAGAATTTTAGCGGCCAGCGTTTCGGCGTGTGTGGCCGCACGGTTGACAGCTGCACCAAGAACATTATTGTGCCGTTCACGGCGATGAGCCTTGCGAAGGAACGTTATATCATCCGCTGGCGGCGCGGTGATAAGGTGATGGAAGTACGGCGCGGAGCCGTGACGAATTACTTTGAAGTGTTCGGCGGCAAGGACGAGGCAAGCTATACACTGATCCAAGGCCGCACCCTGGCCGGCGTGCTGCTGGATGAGGTAGTGCTGATGCCGCGCTCGTTCGTGGAACAGGCGCTTGCACGTTGCTCTGTAGATGGTGCAAAGCTGTGGTTCTCTTGCAACCCTGGAAGCCCGCACCACTGGTTCTACCAGGAGTGGATTAAGCGGCATCGTGAGCGGAATACGCTGTATCTCCATTTCGAGATGACTGACAACCCCGGCCTGAGCGAAAGAACGCTTGAGCGCTACGCGAATATGTATGCTGGTATCTTTTATGACCGCTATGTTCGCGGACTGTGGGTGGCAGCGGAAGGTGTCGTATACAAGGATTTCGCCAACAACACCGAGAAATACTTGATTGGGGATCCCTTGGAGTGGGCCGAGCAGAACGGGACCAGGTTCTCGATCATTTCTATTGGCGTTGACTTCGGCGGAACAAAATCCGCGACGAAGTTTCAGGCAACCGGAATCACGAAGGACTATCGTGTGGTCGCACTGGAAGAGGAATACATTAAGAACGAAGAGATTGACCCTGACGCGCTGAACCGGCGCTTTGCTACGTTTGCCCAGATGGTGACGGCAAAGTATGGATACAGCCAGACACGGGCAGACAGCGCGGAAACAGTTCTGATCCGTGGGTTAGATCATACCGCGCAAAAAATGCACCTTGGCACGCAGGTTAAGAACGCGCTGAAAATGCAAATCACAGATAGAATCCGGTTGGCGGTGCTGCTCATGAAGCAGGGCCGGTTCAAGGTTTCGCGGAGCTGCCCTCACCTGATCGATGCGCTGCAAACCGCAATTTATGATCCTGATAAGTTTGAGGACGAGCGCCTTGACGATGGAACGTCCGACATTGACAGCCTTGACGCCTTTGAGTACAGCATTGAGCCTTATTACAAAGACCTGGAACGTGCCGGTCACATGATGGGACGGTGAAAAAGTGAATATTCGTAGAGCATTAAAGGATCTCGGGTTTGACACGGTCGACAGCAAATTTTACTCTCTGATCGACCTTTGGAACGCATGGTATAAGGGAAACGTTGAAGATTTCCACAGCTATACGGTGTGGAATGGCATTGAAGAGTTGGAGTGCCATAGGTATTCGGTGGGAATGGGAAAGAAAGTCTGCGAGGATTGGGCCAACCTCCTAATGAACGAGCGAGTCAACATCACGCTTGAAGGCAAACAGGAGCAGGAATTTATCGATACTGTTTTTGCCGACAACAACTGGGAGGTCAAGGCTAACGAATCGCAGGAGCGCAAAGCGGCAGTAGGAACCGTTGCGTATGTGCCGGTGATGGAAGGCATGGGAATTAATCCAGATACGGCAGAGATCGTTGATTCTGGGCGTATTCGCATTAACTACGTTAGTGCCGGGAACATCTACCCGCTGACGTGGGATAACGGCGTTATCCGTGAGTGTGCGTTCGCGTCCACCAGAAAGGTCGATGACAAGGAATATACTTACATCCAAGTTCACCGGCTTCGTAACGGCGAGTATGACATTGAGAACCACCTGTATGATGCGGAGGAAGTCCCGTTAACCAGCGTAAAGGGGTTTGACACAATTCCTCCGGTAATCCATACCGGCATCGACAAGCCGCAGTTTGTGATCGACCGGCTGAACATTGCAAACTCTGACGAAAATAACCCGCTTGGCGTGGCTGTTTTTGCCCACGCCATCGACCAGCTCAAGAGCGTTGATATTACCTATGACAGCTATGTGAATGAATTTGTCCTTGGCAAGAAGCGCATTGTGGTACAGCCGGAGGCCACCAAGAGCATTGACGGTCGACCAGTGTTTGATAAGCGTGAGACCGTTTATTATGTGCTGCCGGAGGACAGAGGCGGAAACGGCAACATCTTACAGCAGGTCGATATGTCTCTGCGGACGGCGGAGTTTAACACCGGTATGCAAGATATGCTGAACATCCTGTCCAGCAAGTGCGGCTTCGGTGAGAATCATTACAAATTTGACCAAGGCAGTATTGCAACGGCCACGCAGGTCATCAGCGAGAACAGCACCCTGTTCCGCACGATCAAAAAACATGAAATTGTGCTTGAACGGGCAATCACAGAGTTGTGCCGGAGCTTGCTCCGCATGGGGAATCGATACATGGGCGCATCACTTAATGAGGACGTCCAGATCTCCATTGACTTTGACGATTCCATCATTGAGGACAAGGGCCAGGACTTTAACCGTGACGTGCAGCTTCTTAACGCTGGCATCATGAACGATTGGGAGTTCCGTATGCGCTGGATGAACGAGGACGAAGCCACCGCAAAGGCAGCACTGCCGAAGGCACAGGATATGGCGGACGAAGCAGAAGAAGAGATTGAGTGAGGTGACAGCGTATGAGGGCGTACCCGTTTGACCCATCTACGCTTGATGCGCTCCCAGAGGATCTGGCGGAACTGTTCCGGGCTCTTGAAATCACACTTCTGGAAGGAATTTGCTCTCAGTTAAAAGAGGCGGATGAGCTGAACGAGGTAACAGTACAGAGCATCCGGGCCTTGCGCTCACACGGGATCAACCTGAAGGAAATCAAGAAAGCAATTTACGAGACTTCCGGCATCAGTAAAACGAAGCTGGACGAGCTGCTGGGCGATGTGGTCGCAAGGAACCAACAGTATTACACCAATCTGATTGACCTTGCGCATATCACACAGCCTGAGACACTGGTTGATGCTGCGGAAGTGGCAGCGATCAGGACGCAAACGCTGGATACATTTCACAATCTCACCGCATCCATGGGCTTCCTTGTGGACGCTGGGCGTACGATGCTTCCACCTGCAAAAGCGTACCAATGGGCACTTGACAACGCAGCGTTGCAGGTGCAGAGCGGTGCAATTAACTACAATCAAGCAATTAAAACGGCGGTAAAGGAACTTGCGGACAGCGGTTTGAAAGTGGTTGACTACGAAAGCGGCCATTGGGATCACGTCGATGTTGCCGTGCGAAGAGCCGTAATGACCGGCGTATCTCAAATCTGCGCCAAGTATACGGAGCAATCCGCAGAATATCTGGATACACCCTATTTTGAGGTCTCTGCTCATATTGGCGCGAGAGATAAGCCGGGACCGTCACCGTGGTCGAGCCATAAGGATTGGCAAGGCCGTGTTTACAGCGTCCGTGTCGGGGACATTTACCCGAGCATTTATGAGGTGTGTGGCCTGGGCGCTGTTGATGGTCTGGAGGGAGCTAACTGCCGGCACAGGCGGTTCCCCTGGGTTGAGGGTGTGTCCGAGCGCACCTACACAGATGCACAGCTGGAGCACATCGATGATGGGCACGGCTGCACGTTTGACGGCAAGGGTTACACGGCATACGAGGCAACCCAGATGCAACGCCGTATTGAGCGGACAATCAGAAAGCTAAAGCGCGAAAAAGCCGCCTACAAGGCCGCAGGATTGCATGAAGATGAGGATGCAGTAAACATACGGCTGCGGCGGTTAAACGCTAAATACAAGGCGTTCAGCGCGGAAGCTGGCCTGCCGGAGCAACCGGAGCGGATGCGCGTTTATTTCGAGGATGATGCAACAATCAAAGCGGCAAATTCCATGAAAACGAAACGGGCAGAAGTGGTAGCAACTTATGCTAAAGACGATAGAGACACTCTTGAGTTTTTCGGCGCAGACGCAAGAGATAACTTGAATTCTATTGTAAAAAGACGTACAATGAAACTGGAAAATGGCTTTGCCTGCTTCCCAGACGGTGACCCGCTAAACGAAAACGTTAAAAGGGTAAAACCTCTTAAAACGTATTTTGATGTTGCTATGCACGGGAGCCAGACGGCAGTTGGATTCGGGTCAGAAGAAACAAATATGTCACCGAGATTGCTTGCGTCTGTAATTCGACATAGTAATGGATGGAACGGGCAAAAAGTGAGGTTGCTGTCATGCAACACAGGCAAGCGCATTGAAAATGATTATTGCTTTGCAGAGGAACTTGCAAATGCGCTTGGCGTAAAAGTAAAAGCACCAACCGATGTTCTATACATACCACCTAATGGGGAAATGTATGTGGGGGACACCGGGGAGGGATATTTTGAAACGTATAAGCCAAACGAAAGGGGGCGGGTAAAATGATGCTATTCGGGTATTTTAAAGGCATGAAATATAGCACCCATGCCGATGACTTTGAAAAGTATCGCACGTTTAGAAATGCTATCAGCCGAGATAAAATCATTGAACACATAGAATCATTAACCCCAGCTCTTGCGTGTTTTGAAACGTTTGATATTTTTACAGGAGAAAGATTGCGAGCGGGTCAATACATTGATGGCGATTTCAGATTTCCACTTGATTTTCTGCATTACTACAAGAATTATGATATTGGCATCCCCTATGAGTATGAAGCGTATTTGAAAGAAATTGGGGTAGGCTAATGGATGATAAACTGATGCAGGCCATCGAGGCTATTATCCGGCGCGGTAATGATGCGGAGATCCGACGCAAGGGTGACGGTTACATCGTGTTAGAAGTCAAGAAAACAATCAAATATTCAACTCCCTCGTAATTGGGCGCGGGAAAGGGCAATAGGAGCCAACTGACTACGATTTGTAGCCGGTTGGCTCTTTTGTTTCAGGTAAAACCCGCGAGGTACAGCGGTTTTATACAATCTATCGCCGCGACGGACTGCGGACAAGGGAAAGGAAGATAGAAAATGGCACTTACACGCAAACTTTTAAAGGGCATGGGTCTCACCGACGAACAGGTGGATACCATCATTGAGGCGCATACCGACACCGTGGACGGCCTGAAGGCTGATATCAGCCGTTACAAGACGGATGCGGAAAAGCTGCCCGGCGTCCAGAAGCAGTTGGACGATCTAAAGGCGGTGGGTGACGGCGGCTATCAGGATAAGTACGAGAAGGAGCACAAAGCCTTTGAGGACTTTAAAGCTGGCGTCACGGCAAAGGAAAGCAAGGCGGCAAAGGAAAAGGCCGTTCGTGCTTACTTTGAAAGCAAAAACATCACCGGCGCAAATCTCGACCTTGCCATGCGTGGCTGCGGCGAGGAAATGGCAGCGTTGGAGCTGGACGGCGAGAAAATCAAGGACACCAAAAGCCTTGACGCCCTCGTAGACGGCACCTACAAGGGGCTTGTTTCCAAGCCTGCTATTCGGGTTGATATGGGTGGACGGCTCAATGAAGGCGGGAAACCCATGACAAAGGACGAGATCATGCAAATCACAGACAGAGCGGAGCGGCGTGCTGCAATCGCTGCAAATATGGATTTGTTTAGAAAGGAAGAATGAAAATGGCTGTTGATCCTAAGCTGATTAAGAAGGAAGATCTTGCTCGTGTTCGCGAGATCGAGTTCACCGAAATGTTCGGCTACTCCATCAAGAAGCTGATGGAGGCTCTGGGTGTTACCCGTAAGTTTGCCAAGCAGGCCGGTACTGTGCTCAAGAGCTACAAGGCAACCGGCACTTTGGAGGACGGCGCTGTGGCCGAGGGCGAGACCATCCCCCTGAGCAAGTACAAGACCGAAGCCGTGAACTATAAGGAGATCACCTTGAAGAAGTGGCGCAAGGCCACCTCTGCCGAGGCAATCACTGATCGCGGCTACGATCAGGCCGTCGAAATGACCACCGATGAAATGCTGAAGGACGTGCAGAAGGGCATCCGCAAGGACTTCTTCGACTTCCTTGCAACTGGTTCCGGAACGGCATCTGGTGCGACCTTCCAGGCTACCCTTGCACAGGCATGGGGCCAGCTGCAGGTGCTGTTCGAGGACGACGAGATCGGCGCAGTTTATTTCATGAACCCGCTGGACGTTGCGGACTATCTCGCAACTGCCAACATCACCCTGCAGACCGCTTTCGGCATGACCTATGTCGAGAACTTCATCGGTCTGGGCACTGTGATTCTGAACTCCAGCGTCCCCAAGGGCAAGATTTACGCCACCGCTAAGGACAACATCGTCCTGTACTACATCCCCGTGAACGGCGCTGATCTGGGCGAGGTGTTTGACTTTGTCACCGACGCAACCGGCTACATCGGTATCCACGAGGAGCCTGATTACACTAACATGACTGCGTCTGATACCGTTATTAACGGTATGGCGCTGTTTGCCGAGCGCATCGATGGCGTGGTTGTTGGCACTATTACCCCGGCAGTGGGGGGCTGACCGAACTGCTGAGTGAGCCTGACCCTGAATCCCCGGCTTTCTCCGACATGACAAAAGCGCAGTTGCTTGATTATGCCGGAGAAAACGGGGTGGATGGGGTCAGCAGTTCCATGAAGAAGGCTGAAATAATAGCAGTATTGGAAGGAGCTGATACGGATGGCATACGCTGATTATACATACTACTCCGGTACCTACATGGGCGCTGTGAGCGAGGGGGATTTTCCGCGTCTGGCTGTTCGGGCCAGCTCCTTCCTTGATTATTACACGCAGAACCGAACCAAGGACAACGCGGAGCTGGATGCGGTAAAGATGTGCTGCTGTGCGCTGGTTGACAAGTATGCGGTTATTGAGGCGGCGCAGGCGCTTGCCACGAAGAACCTTGCGAGTGCTGCCACTAATAACGCAGAAGTCAAAAGCGAGACTGTGGGCGGTTATTCCCGCACGCTGGAGACCGGCGGCGAATCTGCCACTGCTGCGCTGAACGCTACGGATGGAGCAAGAAAGATGCTTGCAGAGACCTGCATGGAGTATCTCGCCCATACCGGCTTGCTGTACAGAGGGAGGGGGTGCTGGCCATGTACGCCCCCCACACTGTAACGATCTACAATTCGGTCAAAGAAACCGACAAGGAGACGTTTCAGGAAACGCAAAAACTGTATGTGACCGTACTCCGTGGCGTGATGCTGCAAGCATCTAAGGCAGTTAACGTGCGCGAGAGCGGCCTTGTTGGAGCGGATGCGGTTGACCTCTACATTCCATTTGGCGTGGAAGCTGTGGACGGCTTTACCGGCAAGGTGAAAACCTATGCCGGTCCGCAGCGGTTTTACGCCGCAGAGGACAAAACCGACCTGTGGACGCTTTCCGTCAAAGGCAATGGTGGGACAACGTTTTTCATTAAAGGCGAGTTTGCGACGAACGACGAAACCGTGGCGCTGGCTCAAGACAACTGCTATACCGTGACCAAGGTTGACGAAAAGGATTTCGGCAGCGTTGATATGCAGCACTGGCAGGTCGGAGGCGTGTGATATGGCGTTGATGTTCTCCGTTCATGCGGATGGCATGGACGCTGTAAAAGAGGCCATTTCTAAGGGCTGTGATAGCGCAGGACACGTTCTGGCGGTGCAGGTCTCAAAAGATACCACCCCATTCGTGCCCATGCTCACAGGCTCTCTAAGGGCCCGTACAAGGGTAACTGGAAACACGGTTGTTTATCCCGGGCCGTATGCCAGGTATTTGTACTACGGCAAGCTGTACGTTGATCCGCTGACCGGGAGCTCTTATGCGCGGAAGGGCGTTACGAAGGTTCCGGCAGTGCCGGAGAAGGATTTGATTTTCCACAGAACCGGGACCTGCTCCCATTGGTTTGAAGCATCCAAGGCACAGAACATGGAGAAGTGGGTGCGTGTAGCAGAAAAGGCGGTGAAGCGTGATCTCTAAAGAAAAACCTGTGATGCTTGCGTCCAGTAGCGAAAAGGCGGATCTTGACCGCCTGATGCTGATTTGGGCGAACCAATTTCCTGGTATCCCGGAGAATGTGGACCTTATCAAGTACGAGTATTTCGCGGCGAAAACGGTAGGTATGGCGCTTTCCTCCGTGCAGGGTGCTGTTATCACCAAGAAGTATATCTGCGGTGGGTATCAGGCGGAGTATTCGTTTGAGGTCCATTACCAAATCGCGCCGCCCGGGACAAGCGACGACAAGCGCTTGAAAGCAGTCGAAACGCTGAACAAATTCGCGGATTGGGCGCAGACACAGCGCCCGAACATCGGAGAGGGCAGGCGTGCCCTCCGCGTTGAGACTGTGGCCCTTGCGTCGTATCTTGGCGCGACAAACGACCAATACGAGGACTATATTGTCCCGCTAAAATTGATTTACGAGGTGAATATATAATGGCAGATTTGACCTTTGCGACTCCTGAAGGCCAGACCATTGATCGAGAGCTTTTGATCGCGTATCTAAATACCGGCTCTAAGGAAGCTCCCACTTGGAGCGCCATCGGTAAGCGCGTGGAGGATTCCAGCGAAGAGATGGACTGGGGTCAGGAGAACAAACAGGACATCCTGGGCAACACCTTCACCACCATGAAGAAGCCCGTTATTTCCCAGACCTTTGATCCCATCCCTCTGGATGCCGGTGACGCTGCTGCGGTGAAGATGTGGAACCTTGCCGTCAAGGATCATGACGCGCAGGCTCTTGCCAATCAGGATATGATGATTGGACACTTCTACGCTACGTCCGGCGAGGCGAAGTTTGCCGAGCGGTATGATTCCTGCGCTATTGCCGTGACCAGCATCGGCGGCGATGGCGGCGGCACCCTGAACATTGCCAGTGAGATTACTTACGGCGGTACGCGGACCCTTGGCACCATCACAAAGGGCACCAGCGGTGTAACTTTCACGGCAGATGTTTAAAGACAGAGGGGCGGGGGATCCCCGCCCCTTTTTTGGAGGGTAATATGGAAAATCTGAATTTTTCTGACGGCAAAAAGACATTTATGGTCAACGGCAAGTGCGAAATCACTTTCAACCCCACGGATGCTGCATTTGCTGGGAAGTTGTATGACGTTTTCGAGGCTCTGGAGCAAAAGCAGAAAGCGAGAAAAAACCTTGCTGATGCTAACGCAACTGGACGGGAAATCTATGACCAAATGCGCCAGATTGATAAAGAAATGCGAGATTCCATTGACGGCGTTTTTGAAGCTCCGGTATGCGATGCGGTATTCGGAGAAATGAATCTGTACGCATACGGAGACGGTATGCCAGTATGGGCTAATTTTTTGCTTGCGATTATGGACCGGTTTGACGAAGGCATCAAGAGGGAAAAGGCGCTGTCCAATGAGAAAATCGCCAAGTATGTGAAGAAGTATCACCGATGATGTACGACCTTCCTAAAAGCATGGAAATAGCAGGGACGAAATACGAGATCCGCTCCGACTATCGGGCCATTCTGGACATTTTTGGTGTGCTTTCCGCCCCGGAGCTGGACAACGAGGAAAAAGCCCTTGCGGCGCTCGACATTTTCTATCCTGATTTTGTCCGCATTCCCGGGGATGCTTTGCAGGAAGCACTTACTAAGTGCATGTGGTTTATCAATTGTGGGGACGAGGGGGACAACCGCAAACGGCCCAAACTGATGGATTGGGAGCAAGATTTTCAGTATATTGTCGCTCCCATCAATCGCGTTTTTGGCCATGATGTTCGGGCACTGCCTTATATCCACTGGTGGACTTTTATCGCGGCATACTACGAGATCGGGGATTGCTTCTTCGCCCAAATTGTCCGGATCCGCAATCTAAAGGCAAAGGGAAAGCACCTCGACAAAACGGATCAGGAATTTTACCGTGAGAACAAGCGTCTGGTGGACATCAAGCGGAAATACACCGACGCAGAAAACGATATCTTATCCCAATGGATTTAAGGGGGTGAGTAAATGGCAGCTGATGGCTCCATTATCATCGAAACAAAATTGGATGATGCTGATGCGCAAAAAGAGTTGATCAAGCTCTCGAAGAAAATCGACAAAATGCGCGAGGAATTGTCCGAAAAGCAAACCCAGCAGAGCGGCATTAAATCCGAACTTGAAGCGGCCACCAACGAGGCATTGAAAACTGAAAAGGTCATTTCGCGCTTAAAGGCTGAGCTATCTGACACCCAGCAGATTACCAGCGGTAAAACAAATGCCAGCCCGCTTGAATTTTTGTCAGCCCAGGAGAAGCAGGCGGCTATAACCGCAAGCCTTAAAGAGCAGGAAGCCCTTTTGAATTCCCAAAACAAAGACGCCGAAAAACTTGGGAAGCAATACACCGGAATTACCGATAAGGTAATAAACCAGTCTACCGCGCTTGAAACTGCCGAAAACAGAGCTGCAGAGCTGACGGAACAACTTTCCCATGCGGGGAAAGAAGCTGGAAATATGCCACCCAGCTTTGACAAAATAGGGAAAAAACTACAGTCTATGGCCCGCCGTGTCTTTGTTTTTACGGTCGTTCTTTCCGTTCTGCGCCAGATTAAAGCTTTTCTTTGGGACGTCATCAAGGCTGACGCCCAAGCATCCGCCGCGTTTGCCCAACTAAAGGGGGCACTGCTTACATTGGCACAGCCTATAATCAGCGTTGTTGTTCCAGCCTTTACGCTTCTGGTGCATGTGCTCACTGCCGTTGTATCTCAGCTTGCCCGTTTGGTGGCGATGATTTCAGGGAAAAGCATTGACTCAGCAAAGAAATCAGCTAAAGCCTTAAACGATCAGACAAAGGCGTTGAAGGGGACCGGGAAAGCGGCCAAAGACGCCGGGAAATCCTTGGCGGCTTTCGATGAGATCAATCAGCTGTCGGACAACAGCTCGTCTGCGTCCGGTGGCGGGGCAAGCTCCACCGACATTGCTCCTGATTTCAGTTTCCTTGACGGCGTAGATGAACGACTTCGCAAAATTGCAAATGCGGTGCTTCTAATTGGAGCGGGGCTTGCACTATGGAAGATCTCCTCTAAGCTCCCCGGTATGCTGGGAGAGATCGGCACAAAGTTGGCCGGAATGGCGATTGCCATCGGTGGACTTATGCTGATGTTTGACGGCTTAAAGGACGCCTGGGAAAACGGGCTTGACTGGACAAGCCTAATGGAAATCATCGCAGGTGCAACGGCCCTTGTGAGCGGCCTTACCCTTGCTTTTGGAAAAAACGGGACGGCCATCGGACTGGTTGTTGCAGGCTTAGCGGCGCTTGTAACTGGATTTTCGGACGCAATGGAAAACGGTGTAAACCTCAAGAACACCCTGCTTGTTCTGGCCGGGATTATTGCTACCGGCCTTGGAATCGGGATGCTGACCAACAGCACACTCCCAGCTTTGGTGGCCGGTATTATGTCCGTCCTTTATGCTATCACTGTTTTGGTGGGCAATGGCGACCAGCTGATGCAAAACTTCAAGGAGATTTTTGCCGGGGCTGCTGAGTTTATTGACGGTCTTATCCATCAGGATGTTAATAAAATGCTGAACGGCTTGAAAAAGATGGTGAAAGGGGCGCTGAACGCTGTTTTGACCATTGTCGGCAGTGTTGTAAATTTGATCATTCGTGGGTTGAACTGGCTGATCGACAAAATCAACAGCATTTCATTCTCCGTTCCCGATTGGGTCCCTGGAATCGGCGGAAAGAGCTGGAGCGCCAACATTCCTCACGCGGCTGAATGGGGTATTCCTCAGCTTGCACTGGGTGCAGTTATCCCTCCAAACCGGGAGTTCTTGGCGGTGCTGGGCGACCAGAAGTCCGGGACTAACATTGAAGCTCCGCTTGAAACCATCGTTCAGGCGTTTCGGCAGGCTTTGGCGGAACAGGGCGGGAACGGGAGTAATCGGCCTATCATTCTGATGCTCGACCGTCGTGAGCTTGGCCGTGCCGTTGTTGATGTTGGCAATCAGGAAAATGTTCGTGTAGGCGTATCTTTGACATAAGGAGGACGATATGAGCGGAATTTCTATTGACGGTGTTGAGTATGACCGAGTGCATGTCGTCAGCCTGAAGCGCTCTTTTTCCGTACTGGACGGCCCGAACACGGGGCGCGTCCAGACGGGAGAAATGCGCAGGGATATCATCGGGACATACTACAATTACACTCTTAAAATTGAGCCCGACCAGTCTAATGTCTCGATTGCGCAATATGATGCGCTGTATGAGATTATTTCTTCCCCTTCTGCAAGTCATACTATCAAAGTCCCGTATGGGCAGGGGTGGAAACAGTTTAAAGCATACGTCACAAGCGGTGCTGACAACCTAATGCTGAAAACGGACGATTACAGCAAGTGGGACGGTCTGGAGATCAACTTCATAGCCATGTCCCCTGAAAGGGTGCCTGCATGAGCAGTAAACTGATTTACCGGGATGTTGCCGTTGGGGCGGAGGAGGATGCCGCAGTAACGGCAACCGGCGCACATGGCCTGTCTGATACATCACTGCTCCCTTCTGGTGCAAACACTCCGCCGCTGTGCATCTTAGAGCACAATTTCTGGAGGCTTAACGGTGAGCACATGGTATACGATGGACAAGCCATTGCATTCCTGTCCTCTGAAGTTTCGAACGAAAACTGTGGATTCTCCGAAACGCCTAAAATCCGAATTGATTTTGATAGCAACTACACTACGCTTGGAATTTCTCTGAAATTCTCTCCGGATACAGGAGACTACTGTAAGCAGGTGACTGTCGCCTGGTATCAAGGGGGAACGCAGCTTGCGTCTCAAGTATTTACACCTGACAGCGCCAATTATTTCTGCGAAAAGACGGTATCTGCTTTTAACCGAGTGGATATCTCCCTGGACAAAACATCCCTTCCGCAGCGCCGAGCAAGGTTAGATCAAATCGTGTTCGGCATCATCCGGGAGTTCCAAGGCAGAGAGATCGGCAGCGTAACCATTCAGCAAGATGTCAACCCAATTTCTGCTGAACTCGCCATCAATTACCTGGATTGGGAACTGAAAAGCAATTCAGACACAGAGTACATTTTCCAACTCAAGCAACCGGTAGAAGCATACCACAATAACAAACTGATCGGCGTGTTTTACGTTGACAACATCCCAGAGCGGACCGGTGTGGGTGACTACTCCGTAGAGTGTCAGGACGCTTTGGGTGTGCTGGATAACTACGAGTGGCCCGGGGAAATGTATACCGCCGACACACCGTTTTCCTCTGTGGTTAATGAGATTGTGGGCGGCGCATTTGAGGTTGACATTGAAACCACCCTTGCCAGTGCGAAAATCAAAGGTTATATCCCAGACGGAACCAGGCGTGAAGCACTCCAGCAGGCGGCTTTTATCGTTGGCGCAGCAATAGACACCAGCAAGACAAACAAAATCCGCTTCTTTGCCCCAAAATACGAAAATCCTACCGCGTTGCCCGATCGGGATGTGTTTGAGGGCGGAAGCGTAAAGCAGGAAGCTATTGTTACTGCGGTCATCGTTACATACCACACTTATACCCAAGGAACCGGCAACTCCGGGGATGAGGTAATCACTGTAAATGGTGTGAAATACGTACACACAACGGGGACGGTACGCATTGACAACCCAAATGTAACAGCGTCCGACAAACAGAACATCAAAACCGTGCAAGATGCTACGCTGGTCAACGCCAGCAATGCCCAGACTGTTGCAAAGCGGGTGTATGACTACTGGATGCGCCGAAAAACTGTGGAGACCAGCATTGTATGGGAAGATCAGGATATGTTGGACTACATTACCGTCCCGACTCCATGGGGCCAAGATATGACCGGGAGCCTCACATCTGCAAAAATTACATTGTCAAACCTGACCACAGCCGAAATTGAGGTGATGGTGTGATTTACTACCAGCGCAAATGGTTGACCAAGGTAAACGAGGACGGCTCCACCACCACCCGGTGGAGGGTATCGGCCTACCCCGGCAAGGGCACCGCTGGCAAGCAGGGCGCTCCCGGCTGCGTGGTGGTATATTGGGATAAGGAGGAGAGCGTATGAGAGAGTCCTACCCCTTCCTCGTGCCCAAGATCACAGCGGCAGCCTTTGCGCCGAACCCCGCCAACATCAACAGCAAGACCGTGCTGACGGTCACGGTGACCGAGGAGACCGTCTATCTGGAGCCCTATTACTATTACAGCGGCGACTTGTACGCCGGGGAGGTATAAATGGCAATCGCAAGTGTAAAGGCCGTACTTAACGGCCAGACCTACAACCTGACCTACGACGCCGCCAGCGGGACCTACAAGGCCACGGTAACGGCTCCGGGGGCAACAAGCTACAACCAGGCTGGCGGTTATTACAACGTATCTGTGACGGCCACCAACGACGCCGGGACCACAGGAACGGCAGACGGAGCAACACTGGCGGGCCTGCGGCTGGTGGTACGGGAGCGCGTGGCCCCGGTTATCACCATTTTGTCCCCCTCTGAGGGCGCATACGTCAGCAACAGCAAGCAGCCGGTGGTTTTTACTGTCACCGACGAGGCGGGCGGCTCCGGCGTGGATCTGACCACGCTGGTGGTCAAGCAGGACGGGACGGCGGTGGCTTCCAACACTATCGAAACCACGGCCATCACCAACGGATACAGCGTGACCTACACACCGGCGGCAGCGCTTGGAGACGGCAGCCACACGGTGACGGTGGATATCAAGGACCACGACGGCAACGCGGCGACCCAGAAGTCCACCACCTACACGGTGGACACGGTGCCCCCGGTGCTTAATGTGACGGCTCCCACGGACAACCTGGTGACCAACAAGGCGGCGCTGACTGTGAGCGGCACCACTAACGATGCCACATCCTCCCCCGTCACTGTGACGGTCAGACTTAACGGAACGGACCAGGGCGCGGTGACTGTGAGCACAGGCGGAGCCTTTACTAAGTCCATCACCCTGGTGGAAGGAAGCAACACCATTGTGGTGACGGCTACGGACGCCGCAGGCAAGAGCTCCAGCGTGACCCGGACGGTCAAGCTGGACACCAGCGTGCCGGTAATCACTGCCGCCAGCATTACTCCTAACCCGGCTGACGCAGGGGCAACCGTTATCATCTCCGTTACCATTACGGAGGGCGCATGATGGGCAGCCAGATCATCAGCGTCAGATTACCGGCTGGGACCCTGTATGTGTCCGGAACGGTCAACGGAGACGCCGTGACCTGGACCAACACAGATGGCAACCAGTGGGAGGCCACAGCGGCCCGGGCGGTGGACGACATCTATCAGGTGGAGCTGACCATTATCGGGAGTACGGGCAACTCAACCAAGACCAGCATGACGCTGTACTACGGCCTGCTCAACCTAATCACCGACCGGACTCAGGCAGACGTCAATCGTGTGGCCTATCTGGCCGGGCGGGTGAGCGCCGGGACGGCGACGGAGGCCGAAAAAACGGAGTGGGCCAGCGATTTAAAAGGCGCCTACAACGCCAGCGACCTGAACCGGGTGGGCGCTGCCGTGGCCTATGTGGCGGGGCGGCTGAACGGCTACGGCTACGCCGTGACGGTAAACCCAAAGCAGGACTGGACGGTCAGCGACATCCCCACGGCGGGGCAAATGGCCGCGTATCTGCGGGACGTGGCCGCCCTGCGGGGGGCCATCGCCGTGATGGCCAGCACGCCGCCCACGCCGGACAGCGCCAACAATCTGACCTGGCAGGAGGCCAACGACATCGAGCAGATCCTTTTGGACGTGGACAAGCTGCTGACCCGCATGGCGGCGGCGTGGTTTTATTCCGGCGACTTGTACGCCGGAGAGGTATAAAAAAGCCGCCCCGGAGGGCGGCAGCATGTCAGCCAAGGCTCAGGCGGGCGGTGAGACTCTCCTGCAAAAGCTGGGAGCAGTTGATACCCCGCTTATCCGCAAGGTTAGCCATCCATGCGGGAAGGGAGACGTTTTTCCGGACGGCCCGGGTGTCGGTCATAGCACGGTATGCGATGGTATCCACCCGGATAAGGGAGAACACCGCACCGTCCTCGTGCTCCAGCTCTGCCTGAGGCGTGGGGGCCGGGATCGGGTCCCCCTCGTCCTCTGCCACCACCAGCCAGCAGGATGCGGCGTCAGTGATCTGGTCGATGGCGTCCTGGAGATCGTGTCCGGTGGTGATGCACCCGGGCAGATCGGGGACACGGGCATAGTACTTCGTTCCATCCTCGTTGGGCGTAAACATGGCCGAGTAAATATATTTCATAGCATTTCCTCCTCCGCGGGGCGGGGTCTCAGCCCCGCCGCCGCTCGTTCTGCTTGATCTCTTTCCGGATATACCGCAGGTCGTCCTCGTCAAAGTCGTGGCGTTTCAGCGGTATGCTCGCGCCGGTCTCTTTGTTCCGGTATATGTCATGGTTTGCTCCGTGCCTTGCAAAGCTGTATCCGCTGTTTTCAAGGTCTTTTGCCGCTTGATCCCGTGGCTTCATCATTTCCCCTCCTAACAATATCTATTATACACACTTTTACACAAAAGTCAAGTGTTTTTAAGAAAGGACTGATTCTATGCAGGATAGGATCCCTCTTTACCCCGGGCGGGTAAAAATGACCCCGGTGGCCGGGCAGGCCAACACCTACGACATGGTGCGGGCGGACGACCCCACCCAGGCGGGCACGCCGCTGAACAAGGCAACGCTGCTGAAGGACGCAACGGCGGCGCTGTATGGACTTGGGACGGGGGCGGTGCCGGATGATGTGTTTGCGGCGCTGGGGAAGTATAAGCAGTATTGGTGGCGGAGACGGACCCCGAAAACCACAGGGTACATCGAAAAGGCAGCAACTCAGGGCAGCACTTTTTTGGTGCAGTACAATGTTACGCCTGTAACTTATACCTATGGCGATTTGTCCATTGACCAGAGTACAGGGGCAGTATCTATTTCCAACGCACAGACCATCACGCTGAATATATACAGTTCGGTTTCTGATTTTTATGTGCTGGTCGGGAAATATTTCACTCCCGACAAAACGGTTTCCCAGAGCTGGGGAAGTGTCAAAACTCTGACCGCAGGGGAAATTTACCGCATTACAGACAGCAGTTATATCAAGTATTACTCTGACGAGGACTCCACGTATGTCTACTCCCAGCATATCGACGTGATAACGTCAATTTATTCCGCCGGAGATCCAGGCGACTGGCAATACCTCCAGTCCTCCTCTCGTTCCGCCTACCCGGACAGCGGCACCAGCGGCGGGTATGAGTACGAGTATCTGGGCATCCCCTTTGACAACGCGGTGACCGCGCCCAAGATCGAGACGGGGAGCTATGTAGGGACGGGGACGTATGGAGCAAGTAACCCAAATACGCTGACGTTTGGGTTTGTGCCGAAGTTCGTGTGGATTTATGAATGGTTCCGGTCTGATGGTTGGTTTGATGCTGGAGGTGCGGCGAAGATCCCATTTGAAATTATACCTGAAGGGGAATTTGGAAGAAAGTATCCCCCGTCTACCGATCCTACACCCTCCACAAATACATACTCAAAGAGGGTTGGGTCCACTTTGTATTGGTATAACACTGGTTCAGCTGGCAACCAATTGAATTATTCAGATTCGACGTATTACTACATCGCCATCGGCTAAGAAAGGAGGAATCCTATGAGAATCGTAGAAATTCAGGCGCTGGACAACGGCGCCCACCGCAATCAGACCACCACCTCCACCACCATCCCCACCGGCTGGGCGGAGATCCCCTCCGACGTGGCCATCCCGGAGACGTTCCCCTTTGTAGACATCCAGGTGGAGGGAAACAAGGTGGTGAGCATGACGGCTGGGGTGGTGCCCGAGCCGGAGCCTGAGCCCGAGCCGGAACCCACGGAGACGGAGCAGCTGAGGGCGGACGTGGACTTCCTGGCGGCCATGACGGGGGTGGCGTTATGAGCGTGTATGAGCTGGCGAAAAAGTACTACCCCCGGCTGTGGGACCGGGAGCGGCTGGAGGCCCTGCTGGTTGCGGGGCGGCTGAGCCAGGAGGAATTTGACCGGCTGGTGGAAGCCGAAAAATAAAGACCGCCCGGGTGGTGGGAGAGGAGAGAGAGAGCATGACGGAGGCGATCATCTGTGCGGTGATCACCGGGGGGCTGACCCTGCTGGGGGTGATCATCGCCAACAGCAAGAGCCAGGCGGTGACGGAGGCCAGACTGGACGAGCTGACCCGGGAGGTACGGGAGCACAACAACTTCGCCCAGCGGATGCCGGTGGTGGAGGAACAGATTAAGGTGATCAACCACAGGCTCCAGGATCTGGAGCAGGATATGAAAGGAGTCAACGAAAATGAACGCTGAGTACATCTACAACATTTTTGAGGTCACGGAGCGCAACCACGACCACGACCTGCTGATCGGCATGGCCAAACTCATGGCGGCCAAGCCCCTGCCTGAGGGCATGGACGAGCGGGCCCTGGGCAAGTTTTTGGCCAAGCACTACCACGAGCTGGTAGATGCCTACGCCGCCCGGGACCTGGCGGTGATGGAGGAGGTCGTGCTGGCCTGCGAGGCGCAGGACGCTGAGGACGAAAAGGAGGCGGAGTAATATGGATTTTGGCATTGTTTCTGTGGCGGCTATCACCGTCATCTGCTATCTGGTGGGCATGGTGGTCAAGGCCATCCCCCACATGGAGGACAAGTACATCCCCATCGCCTGCGGCCTGTGCGGGGCGGTGCTGGGCCCTGTGGGCCTGTATCTGGGGCTGGACGGCTTCCCCGCCACGGACTACATGACCGCCGTGGCGGTGGGCATCGTCAGCGGCCTGGCGGCCACGGGCATTAACCAGGTGGGCAAGCAGCTGAGCAAGGAGTGATTGTATGCTCAAAATCGCCATTGATGCGGGCCACTACAAGAGGACGCCGGGTCGGCGGTGCTTAGCCGCCCTGGACCCCGCCCAGACGGGAGAGTGGGAGCTTAACCGCCGGGTGGCGGACAAGCTGGAGGCGCTGCTGGCGGGGTATGACTGCCAGGTCCTCCGGGTGGACGACAAGACCGGGGACAGGCTGATCGACCTGGGAGACCGGGTGGCGGCGGCCAACGGCTGGCCCGCGGACGTATATCTGAGCATCCACCACAACGCAGGAATTCGCGGCGGCAGCGGGGGCGGCTGCGTGGTATACACGGCCCCCGCCTGTCAGGCCAAAAGTAAGGCCCTCCAGCGGGCCGTTTACGGGGCCGTGGTGAGCCGGACGGGGCTGGTGGGCAACCGGGCCACCCCCATGGCGGAGAGCGGCCTGTACGTGCTCCGGCGGACAAAAATGCCCGCTATTCTCATTGAGTGCGGCTTCATGGACAGCTCCACAGACGTGCCGGTGATCCTGGGGCCGTACTTCGCGGCGCAGGTGGCCGAGGGGCTTCTGGCGGCGCTGGTGGAGGTATTTGAGCTGAGAGAGCGCAAGGAGGTGCGGGAGCGGATGAGCTATACCAAGAGGGGCGGGGCCCACATTGTGGAGGTGCCGGTCAAGGACTTTGGTGTCCGGCTGGTGGACAAGGCCAAAAAGACGGCGTACCGCGGCAACTACTGCAACGCCGGTTTTTTTGGCAACTACAACGAGGGCCGGGACAAGTTTACCCTCCCCGTGGGACACACGGTGGCGGCCATGGCGACGGACAACAAGTGGGTAAACCACTACTGCGCCCAGCGGGGCAAGGTGTCCGGCGGCAAGCTGGTCTATGCTGAGCCGGGACGGACGGAGACCACCCTGTTTGTCCGGGGCAACCTGGCGGACATGGGGGAGCTGAGCGCACCCCCGGAGGGCTGCGCCTATGCCATTGCCGGCGTGCCCGTGCTGCGGCAGGGCAAGGCGGTGAGCTGGGCCGCCGCAAAGGCCCAGGGCTGGGAGGCGTCCTCTCTCTATGCCACATGGCACATCTTTGCCGGGTACGGACAGGACCGGAGCAAGATCACGGTGGTAGCGCTGAGGACCACCACGGGCAACCTGATCTCCAGCGGCGAGGGGGCCAAAAAGCTGGCGGCCCTGGGGCTACGGGAGGCCATCAAGCTGGACGGGGGCGGCAGCACCATCCTCCGGGCGGGGGGCAAGACCCCCGTATGCACGGCGGGCAATCGGCGGATCTGCACAGTGCTGACCTTTGGGGGCAATCCGTACACCGCCCCCACCAAGGCGCTGGCCAAGGGCAACCGGGGCGAGGGCGTGCGGTGGCTCCAGTGGGAACTCAAAGACCGGGGCTTTCCCTGCGCCGTAGACGGCAGCTTTGGCCCGGGGACCAAGGAGGCCCTGATGGCCTATCAGGTGAGCGCGGGGCTGGTGCCGGACGGCAGCTGCGGCCCGGCGACGAGAAAGGCGCTGCAAGAATAAAAAGCGCATTTTAGCGCGGAAAGGAAAACGGCGGGATGTCTGCAACACTTCCCCGCGCTTTAGCGTTCTGCAAGCCGCGGTGTCGGTATGGACACTCAGCACAGGATGTTACGAGAGAATCTATCATCAATGGCCCCACAGCGTGCGATTTCTTATGTTCTGTCCTTCGATCTTCCTCCGGACGAGACTGCGTGCATCATCGAGTGCGATGTCCGGGGGAAATCCTGCGCGCAGGTAGGCTTTGAACTTAATTTATCGCCGGACACGATCAAGAAGTATCGCCGCAGGGCATATCATAAAATTGCAGACGGTCAAAGAGAGAGCATCGACTTTTAGTCGGTGCTCTTTTTTGCTAGCACTTCCCTTACACTTTTCGGACGCTTTTAAGCGCCCGTTTTTTTGTATGATAAAAACAGAAAGAAGGTGTGGCGATGTATGAGCGGCTTTTGGCCTGCGGCTATCCAGAAGATATGGCTCGGGATATCATCGCACAGCACAGCAATCCAGCAGAATTAGAGCACTACGTTCGCTTTATTGAGTTGCTATACGATGACCGGAGGGAATATGTATAGTTTTTTCAACCCCAACCCCTGCGGGAAAAATGCAGGGGACTGCACCGTGCGGGCAATCGTAAAGGCTACGGGGATGGAGTGGGGCGAGATCTATTTAAGACTCTGCATCCAAGGGTATCTAGACGGGGATATGCCGTCGGCTAACGCCTGTTGGGGGCGGTATCTCCGCAGCATCGGATACCGGCGGTACATCGTGCCTGACACCTGCCCGGACTGCTACACGGTGGGACAATTTGCGGAGGACCACCCGGTAGGCACCTATATTTTAGCCCTGTCCGGCCATGTGGTCTGCGTCCGAGACGGCGTGATCTGGGATAGCTGGGACAGCAGCAATGAGAACATATTGTATTACTGGGTCAAGGAGGATAACTAAAATGGCGTACACACCTTACGGATGGCAGAATCCCTATTATGCACAGCCTATGCCGGATAACCTGGCGCAGCTCCGTCAACAGCAGATGCCGCCGATGATGGCACCGCAGACCCCGCAGAATCCGGTGGCGCAGAGCGGTGTGCAGTGGGTCAGCGGTGAGCAGGAAGCCCGAAACTGGATGATCGCGCCAAATGCCGCCGTGGCGTTGTGGGACAGCTCCGCGCCAACGGTGTACCTCAAAAAGGCGGATGCCAGCGGTAAACCGTCGCTTACGATCTATGACCTTGTAGAACGCGCAGAAACGCCCCGTACAGCGCCCACGGCAGACCAGGTGAAGTTTGTCACCCGGGAAGAATTTGACGCGCTGGCGGCGGTTGTGGACGGCATAAAGGGCAAAAAGAAGGTGAAGGAGGCTGACGCTGATGGCTAACCCCTTTTTTGACGCTTTAGGCGGCGGGAACACGCCGGTAGGCCGGTTCCAACAGATGATGCAGCAGTTCAACCAGTTTCGGGCCTCATTTCAGGGAGACCCAAAGGCGGAAGTGGAAAAACTTTTGCAGTCCGGAAAAATGAGCCAGCGGCAGTTAAACCAGCTACAAGAAATGGCGAAGCAGTTTCAAGGGTTTATAAAGTAATCAACATCGTGGCCACGATTTGATAATAAAAATCTGAAAGGAGTTTTTCTATGTCTCTTTCCTCTGACGGCGCTCCCATGCTGACGATGCCTGTGGCCCCCACCAACGCTGGCAGCAATGGCGGTTTCGGCTGGGGCGACAACGGCGCTCTGTGGCTCATTGTCCTGTTCCTGTTCATTTTTGCAGGTGGTTGGGGTAATGGTTTTGGCAACAACGCTGGCAATTCCGGCGGCGTGGTCGACGGCTACGTGCTGACCTCTGATTTCGCTAATGTCGAGCGCAAGATCGAAAGTGTAAATCAGGGGCTTTGCGATGGATTTTACCAGCAGGCGCAGCTCATCAACAACACCAACATGGCAATGGCAAACGGCTTTGGACAGGCTGAGCTTTCCCGATCCAACCAGCAGGCCGCCCTGATGCAGCAGCTGAACGCCATGCAGATGCAGGCGGCCAACTGCTGCTGCGAGAACCGGGCCGCCATCGCCCAGGTGCGTTACGACATGGCGACGCAGGCGTGCGACACCCGGAACACGGTGAACACCGCCGCCCGGGACATCATCGACAACCAGAACCAGAACAGTCGGGCCATCCTGGACTTCCTGACCCAGAGCAAGCTGCAGGATCTCCAGAGCGAGAACCAGGGGCTGAAGCTGGCGGCGTCTCAGGCCGCCCAGAACAACTACCTGATCTCCCAGCTGCGGCCCACGCCCATTCCGGCCTATGCCAGCTGCAACCCCTGGGCGGGCGGAAGCTACACGGGATGCGGCACCTGCGGCTGCTGACAACTGCATAGCATCAGCTGTTCGGGATTTCCGAACTGTTCAGCCCCGTGCTGATACTGGAACCATCGCGGCGGGGCAGTAGTCCCGCCGCTTATTTTATGAAAGGACTGATTTTATGGCAGAATACACCAACCCAGGAATTTTGACTGTAGCAGCCGGCCAGAACGTGCCCCTGACCTCCGCCGCGGTAAACAGCAAGCCGTGTATCGTTCACAGGGACGGGGCGGGGATCGTGACCCTGCGGGGGCTGACCAACCAGTGCAAGGCCCGCTTCCGGGTGAGCTTTGGGGGCAACATCGCCGTTCCCACCGGCGGGACGGTGGAGGCCATCACCGCCGCCCTGGCCATCAACGGGGAGCCGCTGAACAGCGCCACCGCCACTGTGACCCCTGCCGCTGTGGAGAACTACTTCAACATCTACGTCGGCGCCATTGTGGAGGTTCCCCGGGGCTGCTGCCTGACGGTGGCCATGGAGAACACCAGCACGCAGGCCATCAGTGTGGCAAACGCCAACATGACCGTGGACCGGATTAGCTGAAAGGAGAATCATTTATGGGTATGAGAACGTTATACAAGCTGAAAGACATGCTTTGTCAGGAGCTGGACGAGATCGCCGACAAGGGCGACCTGGGGGCCGGTGATCTGGACATCGCCCACAAGCTGACGGACACAATCAAGAACATCGACAAGATTGAGGCGATGGACGAGCGGGGCTATTCTGGGCGCTATCTGGATGATGATTTGCGGAGCTACAATCGCGGCAGCTCCTACGCCCGCCGGCACTATGTCCGGGGGCATTACAGCCGCACGGACGCATCCGAGCATCTGCGTAGCCAGATCAACGATATGATGCGGGAGACCGACGATGACCGCATCAAGGACGCCTTGCGCCGCGCAATGGACATGATGGAGGACTAAGGGGGTAGGCCCCAATGATTGACGAGCGAGAATTGGCGCTATGGATCAAGCGGTTGGAAACGGAAGAGTCCAGCTGGTCGAACTACGAAAAGCTGGCGGCGCTGTATACCATCCAAAACCAAAACCGGGAACCGGTGAGAGAAAGCCGCATTGTTGAGGCGTATTCTGCGGCTTCCGCGCCTGACAGTGATTTCCTCCGGGCTGTGGCAAGCATTGACCCCTCCCGCGCATGGGAGGTTATGGACGAGCTTATGGACAGTTTAAAGGTTGTGAATGAGCGCATTTATAACAACGTTATGCGGAAACTCGAATAAGACACCCCCCGCCTTTTTAGGTGGGGGGTGTTAGGCATATTAGATGTTCAGTGTGGGGAATATAAAATAAGCCTAACGAGGCAAAACAAAAAACGCGCCGTTATTATCTGCTTCGATCCGCTTTACTGTTCTGGTCCAGAATTCTTTTTTCATTTGCGGCGATAGGTTTGGATATTCCTCAATCTCTCTATGGAGTGCGTCACGGTCAAAATATTTCGGCTTTTGCGGTTCCATTTGCGATAGCTGTTGTTTTAAATCCTCATAATCTTTTCTATATTCGTCCAGCTCTATTAAATCAGCAAGGTATAGGTCTTTAAGTTTCGACATCTTTTTTCTGATTTTGTCCGCAGATAATGCGGGCTTTTTTTCTGCCTCATCGTATTGCCCGTGATATTTTGCGGCCATCTGCTCAATGCTGTTCAGCATGTAACTCTCCAGCACATCCTCTCGAACGCATTGGCGATGATCGCACTGTGCATTCATCCTAAATTGTGTCCTGCACCGATAGTATTTATAACCCTTTACTGCGTTAGACTGCATTATTTGCCCGCATTCACGACAACGCAATATACCAGAAAACAGATATACATTACCTTTCCTCGTGCCACAGCAGCGCTGGCTCCGCTGTTTCATGATTTCTCCGGCCAGCTCAAAGTCATGTGTGCTGATAAGCGCCGGGAATGCGTTTTCAATTCCATATACTTCTCCGATATATAGACGATTTGTTATTGCGTTTTTGTAATTGTTATATGCTCGATAAATACCCCAGGTGTCAAACATATATTGCCTGAGTGCGAGAGTGCTTTTTAGTTTGATATAAGCACTAAACATATCCACGGCAATCTCTGCTGTATTTTGGTCTATCTCATATCGTCCATCCTTGATCGTTATTCCAAGGGGAGTTTTTGACCCGGAAGGTATTCCTTTTGCTTTCTTCCCTTCATTTATAAATTTAATCCGTTCACTTGTCCGGTCGGCTTCGTCCTGGGCGACGGACAGCATAATATTAACCTTTAACCGCCCGGACGCCGTCCGTGTTTCATAATCCTCTTTGGTGGCCTGCCAAGTCACGCCGTACTTATCAAGCTGCGTTTGTACGTCGTAATATCCAGCGACATTTCTAAACCACCGATCCAATTTAATAAATAGGATGGTATCAATTTTCCCGCTCTTGCAATCCTCCAGCAGCCTAAGCAGCGCCGGCCGCTTTTTATACGGCTTTCTGGCTGAGATCCCGGCATCCTCATAGATCCCGACAACCTCCATTTCATGCGCTTCTGCATATCGCTCCAGCGACTCTTTTTGCTCTGCAAGGGACAGGCCGTGTCGGGCCTGCTCCTCTGTTGACACGCGAATATATAATGCAGCCCTCATCTTATCTCCTCCAGAATCCATAGTTTAGACAGTTCATATCAATGTACACGCACCAGATGGAGAGAAACACGATGATGCAAAACATAATAAAAATAACGACGTTTCGGATGCGCACACCGCGACGCATGATTTCTATGGTGTCTGCCTTTGCGTCAACGTGCCGTTCCAATTCGTCGTTTCGAGCTTTCAATGTTCGTTCCGTTGGAGTCAAGTGTTCGGAGATCCCGAACACTTCGTCGAGAGATATCCCGAGGGATTTGCAGATCGGCGCTGCGGTATAAATAGAGGGGGCCTTGGACATCTTCGAGAAAAAGTTCTGAACCGTGGAAATTGGAACGCCGGATTCATCCGAGATTTCTTGATATGTGAGCTTCAGCGCATCTTTCCGGATTCTACACAACTCTTGTATGTTCATTGACGGCCTCCTAACTTTTCCGGCATTTGGGTGTCTCAATAGCAAGAACCAACCACCAGAAAATCTATGGTTTCGCAAGTTTTGGCGATTGAAATTACAACGGGGTTTGGAGTACGGTTGTGTTACGCAATTTCTGGCCGAAAAAACGACAAAACGCCCACGCCGTTTGTTGCATGTAAGGCGTGGGCGAACTATATTGATCTGCTGTATTCCACCGCGCCAACAAGACAGTATTTCGGAAACAGATTTTTTTGTTGTATGCTATATAACAACAAAATTCGATTACCGAGTATATATATAATAATCACACGCTGAGCCGAATCAGACGGAGGGAAGCATGATGTTGTATGATGACGCAAAATTTGATACAATAAACAGAGAAGATACCGAAATGCTGCGCGAAAAGCTGATATGCGCTGCGCTGGCACTTTCGCGTGAAGCCAAGCTTGAGCTTCTGAAATTTATCGAGGGGAGAGAGAGCAATGAAAGAGGCCGATAAAATGTGGTACATCGACCCAAAAATGGTTGATGCGGTAAATCGGTGCATGGATGTTATATCCGCCTGTGGGCTTTCCACTGACAGCGCGGAATACCTTCCATTTTGCTTAGATCAGGCAATCAAGGCAAGCAATCAGATTTCCGCGCAAAAAATCCCGTTTCGAGCAACGCCAGTAAAAGTCGAAAATGACAACGGGTGCTGCGACGTCAAGCCTTGGGAGTTATTATTTGTTCAATAGCTGCCAACGCAATCCCTTTTGAGATTGTTTCGATCACCGTTACGGCTTTTGCCTCTTGCTCTCCAAAAAATCAATATAGCGTAAAATCTCCGTCAATTCCTCCGCAGATGCGGAGCGGATAAACTGGACGATTTTATCATCCACACCCTCGATCTTCGGATCGGGGGCTTCTTTTTTCCCCTCGGCCTCGACCAGTTTCCGTACCGTCTCAATATCTTTTAAGCACTTTTCGGTTTCTTCCGGGGTTTTTCCCTCGTGCAGGAGGATGTCATCGGGGGAGACGTTGAGCGTTAAACACATTTGCACAGCAAGTTCTTTTGATGGCAAATTCAAATTTTTGCTTCTGCGTAAGTCAGATACCCATCTATTGTTTTTCCCAAATTTTCGAGAAAACGAAGCTTCACTAATATCTTTTCTTTTGCAATAAGCCTCGATAAATTTAACGCAATTATTACCGAGAGTAACGCTATTTAATGTTTTCGGCATATTAAATTCCTTTAAATTATATCTATTCCGTATAATGCCGCTTGGGCCAATGTTTTTTGATAGGCTTTAGAATTAGAGTTTTTCATTCTGGAGTATCCAGATAATGATTTTGGGCACAACGCAGGAAGATATTCTTGCAATCGATAATATTCATGTCGGATAGAACGCTTTCTAATTCGTTCTTCTTCCATTTTCTTAATTAAGCGCTTCCATTTAAAATATGCAAATACGTTTGGGAAATCTCTTATAGAGAGATGCGGGTATATTCCAACTTTTTGAAAATAGGAATCAACTCGCGCTTCTTCTTCCCATGCTTGCTTATGTGCACCTAAATTGTGCAAATGCATTATGTCAGATATGTAAGCATCGTACTTCCAAACCATATCTGATATAAACATTAAGCTATGTGCTTTTCTTACACATTCTACGGCAAGTGCAATATTTTTCTCTTTGTAGTATTTTGCGAAGCACTGACCGCGCAAGTAATATTCTACACGGCCTGTAGGGGAATCTCCGTTTACCTCTGTACATGGGACAGGAATATTTCTTATCCCATCAACGGTTGAAAAATCATAAAAGCTTCTCAATCTAACGACTTCTTGTTCTCTTATTTGAGAATAAGCGTCGTTTTTTTCTTCGAGCGTTTTAGATCCGTCATCAAAAATATTGTAAGCCATACTTTAATAATAACTGCCAAATACAACGACATGTGTTTGTCCATTCTGCTAAATCCTACATTTTGTTGTCAAAGGCGTTGACATCCACCGTTATGTAGGCTATAATAATCTCGTGAGTTATCATTGAGGCAACAAAAAACCAGACCCCCAAAGAAAAAATACTTTTTGCGGGTTTCATAGACGATATTTTGTTGGCTGACACTTACATGATAGCGGCGGGTGTTTCGTTTGTCAAGTGAAAACTCACATTGAAAGGAGGACGCACAAATTGACATTGAGAGAGCTAAGGGAGCTTTCCGGTCTGACACGCGCACAGGTAGCGAAAAAGCTGAATGTTGACTTGTCCTGCGTGACGCATTGGGAGCTGGGCGATTGGCGACCGGCGCGGAAGTACCACAAGAAGCTGGCAAGGATGTACGGCGTGAGTGAGAAGGAGCTTATCGAGGCGCTTGAGGAAACGATTAAACCTTAGCGAAAGCCAAAGCAACACGGGACTGATTTTTGGTTGGCTTCGGCGGGGGAATGGGCCTGGTGATCTGCAACACCAATTTCCCCGCTTCTGCAACAAGCGAAAATGCCCCGCCGTCTCTGCAACAGACGGTGGGGCGGTGGAAGCGAATGGCATAAGCGCAAATGGTACGCCGTCTGCAACGCGACGAACCGGCTAAATACCAAGCTGATGCTTCCATAGGGCAATATAGCACATTCCCCCGCCGAAGTCAATTAAAAGTTAGTTAAGGTTGCATAAAGAATTGGAGGTGAAATGATGAGTTTCCGAAGCGCTCGGTTGGCCGCTGGTCTTAGCGTCCAGCAGGTGACCGAGAAACTGAATATCTCCGACGCGGCAGTGTACATGTGGGAGACCGGCCAGCAGAATCCGCGCGTGAGTCGGCTGCCGGAGATCGCCGCATTGTACGGCTGTACGTTGGACGAGCTGTTGAGGTCCGATGATGAAGAATAAGAAAAATGCCCCGCTCGGTGTAGCAGACCGAACAGGGCGAGGGACAAAATCTCAGCAAAAGATATTGTGTCCTGCGGCTATTATACCGCAGGGGAAAGGAAAATACAATGGGGAAGAAGCTTGAATATAAAATTATTTGGTTGGAAGAGCCTGACCCCGTGAAGATTAAGACGACTCTGTGCCAGCTCTACGCCCGCCAAAACGGCCTGGAGTTTGTCGGCCTTGAGAAGGTCGAGACGGAATCGAAAGGTGCGTGATTATGATGCGGGATCTGGTGGTGGCAGCCGCAGCCGTATGCGCGGTGAGCGGGTTGGTGCTGGCGGCGATGCCGGCCCTTGACAACAAGACGCAGCGCTGGATCGACGGCTTCTGCGCGGGCTGCCTGACGGCGTCCGTGGTGTGGGTGCTGGCGGCGGCGGTGCTGACGTTTGTGTGAGGATGGTGTATATGGACAGAAAGACGAGGACCAGGCAGGAGATGCGCCTGGAGCGGCGGCTGGCGGGGCTGTATTTCGCGGCCATCGCCGGGCTGCTGCTGCTGTCCCTCTGGTTTTGGGACGCACTGCTGGCGGCCCTGGAGGCGGCGGCATGGTGAGAGACATTCCGGAGCCGGCCCTGGAGCCCAGAGAGCCGGAGGAGATGCCTAAGTGCCCCTGCTGCGGGTGGGAGTGCAACACCCTCTACCGGGCGAGGGGCGGCGAGATCGTGGGCTGTGAGAACTGCATTGACGCGCTGGATGCCGTGGACAACCGGGATCTGGCAGACTAAGGAGGACGTATGGACGAGCATGAGAACGGGATCTTTCAGATCCAGGACGACCAGGGGGCCGAATGGGCCCTGAAGAAGATCCGGGAGGCCCGGGAGGAGCAGGCCAAGTGGACCGACTTCTACCAGGGGCGCATGAACCAGGTAAAGACCCAGACCCAGGAGACCATCCAGTTTATGGAGGGCCTGCTGCGGCAGTATTTTGCCGGAGTGCCCCACCGGGTGACCCGCGGGGGAACGGAGAAATACACGCTGCCCAGCGGGGAGCTGATCTGCAAGCCCGCCGGGATCGACTATGAGCGGGACGAAGGGGCGCTGCTGAGCTGGTGCGAGGCCAACCTGCCCGAGGCCGTCAAGACCACCCGCAAGGCCAGCTGGGAGGACGTGAAGAAATACATCAAGGAGACCGGGGATATCCCGGAGGGCGTGGTGCCCGTGGAGACGGAGCCCACGTTCCAGGTGAAGTGAGGCAGCGTATGGAAAAGATGGAACTCTATGAGCAGAGCCGGAGATGCCCGGAGAACGCACAGCGGCAGATCCAGGCGGGCAAGCTGAAGGGCAAGACGGATATCAACCCCATGTGGCGGCTGAAGAAGCTGACGGAGCTGTTCGGCCCCTGCGGCACCGGATGGAAGGTGGAAAACACCGCCTTCTGGACCACTCCGGGCGCGGGGGGCGAGGTGGTGGCCTGGTGCAGCCTGGAGCTGCGGTACGCCACGGAGAGCGGCTGGTCTGACCCGCTGTTCGGCATTGGCGGCTCCATGCTGGTGGACACCCAGAAGGGAAACCTGACCACCAACGACGACGCCTACAAGATGGCCTACACGGACGCCATCAGCGTGGCCTGCAAGAGTCTGGGCATGGCGGCAGACGTGTATTGGGACCAGGACAAGACCAAGTATGACAGGCAGCAGGAGACGGTAAAGCCCCCGCCCATCCTGTGCCAGCGGTGCGGGAATCCCATCAAGGGCTACAACGGAAAGGCCGGGAAATTCACGGCGGAGGAGATCGCCGGGAAGAGCATGAAGGTCTACCACAGCAACCTGTGCTGGGACTGCATGAGAGCGGTGAAGAAGGCCCAGACCGAGCAGGCACAGGCGGAGCAGACGACCCATGAAGACGCCGGTTGACACGGTAAAGGGCCGGATCGTGGGCTATGACGAGCGCACCCAGGAGCTGCTGATCCGGGCACACTACGACGACTGGTACACCATGACCAAGCGGGGGTACAAAGAGTGCCTGGTGCAGCCCCTGGACGCACGGCCTTTGAGCGACCGGCAGCGGAAGATGTGCTACGCCCTGCTGCGGGAGATCAGCGATTACACCGGGCAGGACGTACACTCCGCCAAGGAGTATTTGAAGCTCCGGTTCCTGGCGGACGACTTCGGGGAGACGGCGGACAGGATCTTTTCCCTGTCCAACGCCCCTATGAGCCTGGTATGTGCCTTCCAGCGGTATTTGGTGCGGTTCATCGTGGAGTACGACATCCCGTGCCGGGTGCCCCTGCTGGAGTATGTGGACGACGTGCCCGACTATATCTACGCCTGCCTGATCGCAAAGAAGTGCTGTATTACGGGCAGACCGGCGGAGCTGCACCACATCGACCGGGTGGGCATGGGCCGTGACCGGGACGACATCATCCACGAGGGCATGGAGGTGCTGCCCCTGTCCCGGGAGATGCACCAGGAGGCCCACACCATGAGCGACCTGGAGTTTTTCGACAAATACCACCTGCCCGGCGGGGTAGTGATGGACAAGACCCTGTGCCGGATCTACAAGGTGAAGGCGCGTAAGGAGAGATAACATGGCAAAGAGCGGAATTGATTACTTTCCGCTGGATGTCAACCTAAACGCAAAGTTTGAACTGATAGAGGCAGAATTTGGCTTGACAGGATTTGGTGTAGTCGTTCACTTGCTGCAGGAGATCTACGGCAAGGCGGGTTACTACATTGAATGGACAGAGGAGGTTGCGCTTTTGTTCGCCCGCAAGGTCGGGTTGGGTGGGAGCGTCGTTTCCGAAATAGTGGAGGCCGCTATCAGACGAGGGATGTTCGACAAAGAGAAGTATGACAAGTACCGGGTATTGACCTCTAAAGGCATACAGGAGCGGTACTTCGAGGCAGTCAGCCGCCGTAAAACTCTCGAAGTCGATTACAACATCCTTCTGGTTGATGCTGCCCAAATTTTGCCTAATGTTGACATTCGAGCGAAAAATGTAAACATTCTTTCCGAAAATGCTGACATTTCCAAACAAAGTAAAGTAGAGGAAAGTAGAGTAGAGAAGAGTAGAGAAAAGAAGAGAAAAGGAGATGCATGCGCGGAGCCGCAAGCGGCATCCACGCCCGCGGCAGTCTCCCTCATTCTGAACGACGGATCTCTTTACGATGTTTCTGAACGGGATGTAGATCAGTGGTCAAAGCTCTATCCCAACGTGGATGTGCTTCAACAGCTGCGGAACATGGCGGGGTGGTGCGACGGAAACCCAACCAAGAGAAAGACCCGGGGAGGCGTCCGGCGGTTCATCACTTCCTGGCTGGCCAGGGAGCAGGACAAGGGCGGACGCCCCGCCGCCAGCCATGGCCGCGCAAGCGGAAACGTCTTTCTGGACATGCTGGAGGAGGAGCGGAGCCGATGACACGGGAGGAGACGCTGGCGGTGATGAGCGTGCTGAAGGCCGCCTACCCCGGATTCTACCGGGACATGAAGCGCAGCGAGGCCGAGGGCATTGTCTCCCTGTGGGAGGAGATGTTCCGGGACGACCCGGCCCAGGTGGTAGGCATGGCAGTGAAGGCCCATATTGCCGGGGACGGCAAGGGATACCCGCCCACTATCGGGGAAATCAAGCAGGCGGTGGCTAAGCTGACCAGGCCGAAGGAGCTGGACATGAGCGAGCTGGAGGCATGGGGCCTGGTGCGGCGGGCGGTGCAGAACGGGATCTATGGCGCGCAGAAGGAATTCGACGCGCTGCCTCCGGTGGTGCAGCAGTGCGTAGGCAGCCCAAGCCAGCTGAAGGAGTGGGCGCTGCTGGAAGAGGACGTGGTGGCCAGCGTGGTGGCCAGCAACTTTCAGCGGAGTTACCGGGCCCGGGCGGCCCAGGCAAAGGAGTTTTTGGCCCTGCCCGCTGATGTGCGCAGCGCTATGCAGCAGCTGGGCGCGGGCCTGCAATTAAAAAGTTTGGAGGGATGACCGTGGAGAGAAACATAGACAAGATCAAACGGCTGGAGTATGAGCTGGAGCGTTACCGGCAGAAGGTAGACCGGCAGGAGGCGGAGCTGGCCCAGCTGCGGCCCAACGCCAAGACGGCCCTGGACGGGCTGGCGGCGGCCCACGCCACCATGAACGCCAACATGGCGGTGCTGGCCATGTGGTACGGCCAGAAGGAGGGGGACGGTTGGACGCTGAAAATGCCCCTGTTCGATCCGGCCAGGATCTTAGAGCGCTATAAAGTGAGCGCACAGCAGGAGGAGGACGGCTATCTGATCCGGGTGACCGTGGAGACGCCGGAATGATCCGGTTTGAGATCCAGTATCCCAAGGGCGGCAAGGCCAAAACGATCTGGAATCGCCGGTTCGGCCTGAACGCCTACTACGCCGGGAAGAGCTGGCCGGAGCGGAAGCGGGACGCCGAGGAGCTGCACATGATCGCCCGGGCGGCCATGCACCGGGCGGGGATCAAACCGGGGGTGATCAGCAGTCCGGCGCAGGTGCGGTTTTACTGGGCGGACGGCCTGGATATCGACAACCACGCGGTGCTTGGGAAGGCCATTGTGGACGCCATGAAGGGGTATCTTCTGGCGGACGACGGGCCGAAGTATGTCCGGAAGGTCTCCCACGAGTTTTGGGAGGGGGACTGCATCCGGGTGGAGGTGGAAGCGCTCCATGGGGCGGCACAAAAAGGATGAAGAGCATCCCGTCTACGGGATGGACAACAGGGACCTGGTATGGCGGTGCCTGCACTGCAAGCGGCCCGAGTGCAACAACTGCATGGGCTCGTTTTACGCGGACGTGCGGGCGTGCATCCGGGAAGAGGCAAAGAAGGCCAGGGAAGAATACGAAAAGGAGCACGGAATATGTTAAATCACATTGTTATCATGGGCAGACTGGGAAAAGACCCGGAGCTGCGGAGGACCCAGAGCGGGGTGGCGGTGGCAACCTTCAACGTGGCGGTGGACCGGGACTTCAAGGACAAGGCCACCGGCCAGCGGGCCACGGACTGGATCACCTGCGTGGCATGGCGGAGCACCGCGGAGTTTGTGGAGAAGTATTTCGCCAAGGGCAGCCAGGTGCTGGTGGCGGGCCGCCTGCAGATGCGGGACTGGACGGACAAGGACGGCAACAAGCGCATCAGCGCCGAGGTGCAGGCGGAGAACGTATACTTTGCCGGGGCCAAGACAGAAGGCGGACAGAGAGAGCTGCCGGAATTCGAGGTGATGGACGATGACGACCCAGACCTGCCCTTCTGAGGAGAAGAACATCTACTATCCCTGCGACCTGTGCTGCGCCCAGGACGATTGCCGGAGCACAGGCGGGTGCTGCCGCTGGAGGGCGTGGTTCCGGGCCTACTGGGCGGAGCTGAGGAGACGGTATGCTAAGAATTACAGTGGAGATTGACGCCCACAGGGTGGACGCCCAGGGGGCGAAAGAGGCCATTGCGGATATGGAAAAATACGGGGATGTGCGGGTGGTACAGGTGCAGGAGGTAAATCCCCGGCAAATGGAGGTTTGGAAATGACAGGGTATGAGATGATGAAACGTGACGTGCTCCGTGTCCGGCTTGACCCCGGGGCCTATCTGCCCCAGCGGGCCCACGACACCGACGCGGGGCTGGATCTGCGCACGCCGGTGGACGCCTACGTCCGAGCCGGGGGCAGCACGGTGATCGACACCGGGGTGCATATCCAGCTGCCGCCCGGGACGGTGGGGATGCTCAAGAGCAAGAGCGGGCTCAACGTCAAGGACGGGATCGTGTCCGAGGGCGTCATTGACGAGGGCTACACCGGGACCATCCAGGTCAAGCTGTACAACCACGGCACCGAGGCCAAGCAGTTTGGCCGGGGGGACAAGATCACCCAGCTGGTGGTGCTTCCGGTTCTGTACGTCAAAGTGGAGCAGGCGGAGGAACTGGACGGCGGAGACCGGGGCGACAACGGGTTTGGGAGTACGGGGAGGTAAGGCGTGAACATCGTATCTTTCGGAGGCGGCACCAACAGCACCGCCATGATCATCGGAATGTATCTGCACAAGATACCCATTGACCTGATCCTGTTTGCGGACACCGGGGGAGAGCAACCCCACACCTATGAGTTTATTGAGATATTCAATCGCTGGCTGGTGGAGCACGGACTGCCGAAAATCATCTCCGTGGAGTACCACGACAAGGACGGGAATCGGCTGACGCTGGAACAGGAGTGCCTAAACAGCGGAACGCTGCCCTCCATCGCCTATGGGTTTAAGCGATGCTCGTTAAAGCACAAAATCGGCACGCAGGAAAAATACTGCAACAACTACCAGCCGTGCAAGGACGTGTGGGCCAGCGGGCAGAGAGTCCACAAGTATATCGGATACGATGCCGGGGAGACACGGCGCATCCAGCACGCAGCCCCGGCGGACGAGGCGAACAAAAAGTATGAGAACCACTACCCCCTCTATGTGTGGGGTTGGACCCGGGATGAGTGCGTGCGCGTGATCGAGCGGGCCGGACTGCCAAGGCCCGGGAAAAGCTCCTGTTTCTTTTGCCCGTCGATGAAAAAGAAGGAAATCCAGGCCCTGTGGGAGAACTACCCCGAGCTGTTCCGGCGGGCGGTGGAAATCGAGCACGGGGCGGAAGCGACGAACGTTAACGTCAAAGGGCTGGGACGTAACTGGTCTTGGGAGAGCTACTACAACGAGTTCCTTGCGAACAAGGAGTTTGAGGATGCGCAGATCACCTTTGACGAGTTATTCCCGGACAGCCCTGGCGGCTGCCTTTGTGGCGCTCCGTGCGGGTGCTGCGACGGGTGAGGAGGCGGAAAATGAGAATCTTGATTGGCGGAAGCCCTTGCACACACTGGAGCATCGCGCAGACCAAAAACCGGGAGACAAAAGCGGAGGGCATCGGCTGGGAGCTGTTCCGCAACTATGTGATCGCCCGAGACAAATACCAGCCGGACTATTTCCTGTATGAAAACAACAAGTCCATGTCGCCCGCCATCCGGGCACAGATCACCAAGGAGCTGGGCGTTGGACCCGTGCTTATCAACTCTGCGCTGGTGAGCGCACAGAACCGCCAACGCCTGTATTGGGTGGGCAGACGGAACCCGGACGGCACATACAGCCAGGTGGCGG